GACCGCTGGGGCGCGACCCAGATGTCTAGCGAGCTGATCGAGGAGGGGTTCCCGCTGATCCAGATGGGCCAGGGGTTCGCGTCGATGTCCGGGCCGACTAAGGAGTTCCTGCGGCTCGTCGCGGGCGGGCTCTACCGGCACGGCGCTAACCCGCTGATCCGCTGGCAGGCCGGGAACCTGATCGTCCGCACCGACCCCGCCGGGAACCTCAAGCCCGACAAGAGCCGCAGCGCCGACAAGATCGACTCAATCGTCGCCGCCGTCATGGCGCTAGAGCGCGCCATCCTGCACACCGCGCCCGCAGAGGACGACTACCTAGCCGCCGGGTTCTGAGGAGTGACCATGACCATGATGAGCGAGGAGCAGCGCGAGCTGGCCGCGCTGCGCGAGCACGCCGCCGAGAAACTCGACGCGCAAGCGGCCCGCGCGTGGCGCTTCCAGACGTACTACGACGGCGAGGAAGACATTCCCGCCCTGATCGACACCGACGAGCGGCGCACCTTCCGGAAGTTCTTGGCCGAGGCCGGGGCGAACTGGTGCGAGCTGATCGTGAACGCCGTCGCCGACCGCCTGGCCGTGACGGGGTTCCGGTTCGCCGGTTCGGGCAGCGCCGACGCCTGGGCCATCTGGCAGGCGTCGAGCATGGACGCCGATTCCAAGCTCGTGCAAAAGGACGCGCTCGTGACCTCGACGGGCGTCGTCCTCGTGCAGCCCGACGACAGTAATCCGACCGGCGTGTCGATCACCGCCGAGAGCCCGCTTGAGGCGACCGTGCTCTACGAGCCCGGCAACCGGCGGCGGCGGATGGCCGGGTACAAGCGATTCGGCGCCGATCACGACCGTACCGAGGTGCTGATCCTGCCCGACGAGATATGCACCTGGCACGGCGGCACCGGCTATCCCGACATCGAACCGAACCCGGCGGGCGAAGTCGGCATGATCGAGGTCGTGCCGCAGCCGCGCACGTTCGGATGGCCGCGCTCGGAGCTGACCCCGTGCCTGCCGATTCAGGACCGGATCAATACGACGATCTTCGCCCGGCTCGTCGCGACCGACTACGGCGCGTTTCGGCAAGTGTGGGCGTCGGGCGTGAAAATGGCCCGCGAGGTGCTGACGACGCCCACCGACGACGGCGGCACCGCCCAGACAACCCGCGCGGTGCGCCCCTATGACATCGGGGTCAATCGGCTGCTGACGAACGAGAACCCGGCCGGCCGGTTCGGCGCGATCCCCGAGAGCACCCTGTCGGGCTACCTGTCGGCCGTCGAGCAGGACGTCGGGCAAATGGCGGCGATCACTCAGACGCCCGCCCACTACCTGACCGGATCCATGATCAACCTCAGCGCCGACGCGATCAAGGCGGCTGAGGCGGGGCTCGTCAGCAAGGTCTCAGACCGGGCGCTGTTCATCGGCGAGGCGTGGGAGGAGACGATTCGCTGCGCGCTGCGGCTGACCGGGAACCCCGCCGCAGCCGACACCGCCGCAGAGATCATCTGGCGCGACTTCGAGACCCGCTCGGTTGGCCAGCTCGCCGACTCGCTCGTCAAGATGGCGACGCTCGGCGTGCCGCGCCGGGTGCTCTGGGAGAAGTACGGCGCGAGCCCGCAAGAGGTCGAACGCTGGGAGCAGCTCGCCGCCGCCGAGCAGGCCGCGAACGCCGCGACCGCAGCCGTCGCGCTGGGAGCTCCAGACGAGGCGTATGCGCGGCTGCTCGCCGCCGCCGGGGGCCAGGGCGCGGGCACGTGACGCTGACCGAGCACTACCGCGACCGGCTCGCCGCGTCGACTAGCGGGCTGCTCGCCCGGCTGCTCGTCGCGTGGCTCGTGCTCTACGACCCGGCGCGGCCGATCTGGTCGGCGGCGCGGGTCGGCGAGCTGGCCGCGACGTGGATCGGCGGCGCGCAGGCGTTCGCCGCCGACGAGACGACGCGATGGCTCGCGGCGCTCACCGCGCAGTCGACGCGCTCGCCGCTCGCTCGCGTCGCGCCGTACGCGATCCCCGCCGGCCTGATCGGCACCTCGGCGGCGGGCGGTCCCCTCGCCGAGCTGACCGGCCTCGCCCCGGCCGTGTGGTGGTCCCGGTTCACCGCCGGGGCGACACGCGAGGAGGCCGCAGCCGCGACCGCCGGATGGCTGGGACGTCTCGCCGCGTCCGAGCCCTACCGGGCCGCGAACGCGACCACGCTGTTTAACGCCCGCCGCGATCGCAGGCTGACCGGCCGCACGCGCCGCGACACCCGCCCCGGCGCGTGCTCGTTCTGTCTCGCGCTCGCAGCGCGCGGCTTCACGAGCGCCCGCGCCGGATTCCCCGCCCACGGGCATTGCGGCTGCACCGCCGCGCCCGAGATTGGATCGACGCGATGACGACACCCCCGACCCCGCCAGCGCCCCCGGCCCCGCCCGCCCCGAACCCGCCCGCGCCGACGCCCCCCGCGCCGACGCCCCCGGCCCCGACGCCGCCAGCCCCAGCCCCCGCGGACGACGAGCTGACCAAGCTGCGCGCCGTGCTGGACGACGAGCGCAAGCAACGCAAGGCAGCCGAGGCCAAGCTAGACAAGCTCCAGCAGCAGGGCATGACCGAGCAAGAGCAGGCGATCGCCGCCGCCAAGGCCGAGGGCAAAGCCGAAGCCGCCGCCGAGCACGCTCGCGCCCTGGCCGCCGCCGAGTTCCGCGCCGCCGCCGCCGGGAAGATCGCCGACCCCGACGCCGCGATAAGCAAGCTGAATCTTGACGCTCTGGTCAAGGACGGCAAGCCCGACACGGCGGCGATTACCGCGCTCGTCGGGCAGCTCGCCGCCGTGCCCCCGCCCCCCGGCCACATCCCGCCCGGTCCCCGGCAGCAGCCCGCCAACGGCGAGAGCGACTTTTTCCGGGCGACCCTGCAAGGCCGCTAGACCGTAGCCTGTAGCGTGACCTGCGAGCCCGACGACGACCTCGACGTCGTGTGCCTGGCCTGCCTGATCCGCCCGCCCCGGCCCGGCTCGGTCTACTGCTCGCGGCTGTGCCGGGTGCTTCACGCGCTGCGCATCGTGCGGTTATGCTGGCCCCGTTGCCGTGGGCGTGATGCGACGGCAGCCGGTAGCCGAATCCGGGGCGCTTCACTCGACGTGATCGAGGCCCCCGCGCGAGCGTGATGCAGCGCGGCCAGGTGGCGCGTAAAGCGGCGCGATCCCTTCCTGCCCCCGCGCTGAAAGGCCGCGCCAACATGGCACCCCAGCTATCTGACTTTTCCGGCATCATCCCCCACGAGTACAGCCAGCAGGTCATCCAAGAGGTGGAGCAGCGCTCAGCCGTGCTCCAGCTCGCCGAGACGATGCCGATGGGCACCCGGATCACCGAGCTGCCCATCACCGGCAAGCTCCCGCAAGCGCAGTGGATCACCGGGACGAACCTGCCTCCCGGTGGCCCCGGCCGCAAGCCGTACACCGACCTGACCCTGGTCCCGCAGGTGATCACGGCCGAGGAGATCGCCGCCGTGGTGGCCATCCCGCAGCAGTACCTCGATGACAACACGATCAACCTGTGGAACTGGGCGCGGCCCAAGATGGCCGAGGCCATCGCGATCCGGCTCGATGAAACGGTGCTGTTCGGCGGGGCCGGAATCCCGGCAACCTTCCCGGTCGGCGGGGTCGCCTCCGACACCTACTCAAGGCGGGTCGGCGAGGGCGGGGTCTTCCACCCGGTCAACAACCCGTACCCGTTCGCGATCGACGCGGTGGACGCCGTGAACAACGCGATGAGCTACGTCGAGGGCCAGGGCCTCAATGTCACCGGGCACTCGGCCGACATCGGGTCCAAGGGCCGGTTCCGGGGCGTCCGCGATGCCAACGGGTCGTTGCTGCTCGGCACCGAGCAGGTCGGCCAGGTCACGCGGCCGACCCTCTACGGCGTGCAGATCGCCTACAGCCAGTACGCCGCGCCGGGGGTCAACACCACGACATTCATTACCGGCGCGTGGGAATACCTGGTCATCGGCGTGCGCGAGGACATCAGGTTCCGCATCGACCCGTCCGGCACGATCGCCGACAGCGACGGCAAGGTGCTGGTCTCCGGGTTCCAAGACAACGTGGTGCCGTGCAAGATATGGGCTCGTTTCGCCTGCGGGATCGTCAAGCCCGTGACGCCGCGCGTGCCCACCGGGGCGGTCCCGTTCGCCAAGACGAACCTGCTCAACCTGGCCCCCCCGCCGCCCGCTTCGGGCGACGCCGACGAGGCAGGCACCGGCCGCAAGGCCGCCGCGAAGTGACGATCAGCCCGCCGTCGTGGGAATCGTGGGCGCCGCCCCTCGCGCCGCCCACGACTGGCGGGCTGCCCCGAGACGAGGCCCAAGCGATCGCCGACGCCTGCTGGGACGACGAGCCGCACCTGTGCGCCGCGCTCCAGTGGGAGCACTACGCCGCGACGCTGCCCCCCACCCCGGCCGTCTCGCTCGTGCAGACCGGCGCGCAGTCGGTGAGCTACAGCCCATCGGGGCCGGTCGGCGAATACGGCCTCGCGATCGCCCGCGCCAACTGGCACCGCTCGTTCCTCGACCAGCTCGTGTCGGTGCCGCTTCACGTCGCCCCCGTCGAGCTGCCCGACGTCGGCGAGTGGTGGCCCGGCGAGTACGGCGGCGAGTCGTGACGGTGCTGCTGGCCAACGACGCGGTAGCCCTCTACCTGCCGGGCGAGCTGGACGCGCACGGCTGGCGCGTGCCCCCCGACGACGCGACGAGCAGCCGCCCCGTGTGGTCGGGCGTCGGGAATCTCCAGCTCTACCAGGGCACGAGCGATCCGCGCGCCGAGAGCGGCGGCGGCCGCGGACCGCACGACCCGAACCGCGTAGCCGCCGGAAACCTGTTCCTGCCGCCGGGCGCTGATCCGCTCGACGGCATGACCGCAGTCGTGCGCGGGCAGGTGTGGGTGCTCTCGCTCGTGCGGTTCATCACCGACCCGACCGACCTCGCCGGGTTCCTGTCGTGCTGGTCGTGCGCTGTGACGGCGGCTCCCCGTGGCTGACTCGGCGCGGTTCACGGTCACGCACGCGATGGCGCGCCGCCTGGTCGTCGCGCCGCAGATACGCACGATCGCCGAGCAGCTCGCCGCCGACGCCGCCTCGCGCACGCCGCGCGACACGGGCAAGATGGCGGGCGGCTACCGCGTCGTGCCCGGCCGCGACCCCGGAACCTCGCTCGTCGTCAATGACACCGAATGGGCGCGTTACGTCGAGTACGGCACCCGCCGCAGGCCGGCCAGCGCGCCCCTCGGGCAGTCGCTCGCCGCAGCGCGAGGCAAGTACCGATGACCGGCGCGCCCGTGATCGTGCAGCCCGACCTAGAGGCGTGGGTGTGGGCCCAGATTCGCGACCTGCGAACCCTCGGCGATCTCACGTCGTTTAGCTACGCCGCGACCCAGCAATGGCCCGGCTGGATCATGGCGCATTTCATCCAGATCGACGCGCGGCACAACCGCAAGGAGGGAGCGCGAGCGCTCGCCGAGACGGTGCGGCAGACAATCGTCGCGCTCCCCGACGTCGACTGGCCAGAGGGCACCGTCTGCTACGTGCAGCCCGTCGAGGGGCCATTCTGGCTCCCCGACGACGACGGCCGACCGCGATACACGGCGCGGTACGAAATCCGTGTCCATCCCCGCCGAAGCGCCGCGCCCGCGCCTGCTGAGGCACCGTAGGAAGGAACCCGCCCGATGACAACCCCAGCAGCCCCCACGCTCGACCCGTCAGAGGTGCAGGTCGGCACCGCCAACGGCCCCGGAATCTATCTCGCCCCTGCGGGCACAGCGCCGCCCGCGAACACCTGGGACGAATGGGAAGACCCGTGGAAGGTGCTCGGCTACCTGAGCGACGACGGGCCGACCGTGGGCCAGAGCGTCGATCAGGAAGACCTCACCCCGTGGCAGTCGGTCGTGCCGATCCGGTCGGTTGTCACCGGCCGCGC